GGGGCCTCTTCCAGAATCGGGCTGGGATAGGCGGGCATTCCACCCCACATCTTCCGGGCCTCGCCGAAGGTCGCGGTGGCCTGAATACGGGTGAACTCCGCCTGCTGCTCCGAGGGGTCGGCGGGCAGGTCGCCGAACCAACCCATCGGATGCGCCGGGAGATCAAACAGGGCCCTGACCTCATTGATGGTCATGTGCTTCAGCTTCTCCGTCCACCGCTCCTTGGATTTGTCGGTGTCGAGCCCGGTGAACTCCAGGCGCAGGCGGTCGGAGAACCGGGAGATGATTTCATCCGACACGAAGGACGAGACATCCTTCAGCAGCGGGTGCAGGCCCTTGTCCTTCGCGGCCGCCAGCTTCTCCATCGTGTCGTCACCGGACAGGGAGGACTTGTCGGCGGTGAAGCCTTCAAATCCGACCTCCTCTGGGGCCACGCCGAAGATGGCGCCCATCACGGTCATGTTCAGCGAGATCCACTTGGAGAAGGCCATCTCGTCGAAGGGCTGCCCGGTGTTCAGGTATTGCACGGCACCCTGCTGCCCGCGAGAGAACAGGACCGGGACGCCGAACTGGTTCTGCACACCCCGGACCTTCGCAGCCCAGGCGGCCTTGAAGGCGTTCTGGGTGTTCATGTCGAAATTGCCGTAGGCCAACAGGACGCCACGCGGGACGGCGTTCTCATTGAGCCCCTGCTTCGTGAAGGTGATCGCCTGGATGATGTTGTTGAGGGTGTCGAGGGATTGCTCGAATTCCGAGTAGCCGTAGCCGTTTTCATCGGCCCAGGTCGAGGCGTTCCGCACGAAGATCGCCAGTTCGTCATAGGCGAAGGGGATCTCATCCCGGCCGTTCAGGATCTGGTAGGCGTAGACCGGGCGGCCATCGGGAAGGTGCTGGCTACCTTCGTTGTTCGCCAGGGCGAAGGTGTCCGAGGGGCGGACGAACCAGGAATCCAGGCCACGCGAGACGCCGTGCAGGCCCACGAGTTCCACGCACGCGTGGTCCATGGTCAGGCCGTCATCCACGAGGTGCCGGAGGAACTGGGTCATGCCCTGGCGCTTCAGTTCGCGGCGCTTGGAGGGGGAGAACTCGCGGCCGCCGCATTCCAGGACGCGGGTGAGCCAGCGGATTTCATCCTGGATCCCTTCGCCAGCGGTCGCCTGCTCGTCATGCATGACCAGCCGCCAGCCAATGTCATCGGCGGAGTGGGAGACGCGGGAGAAGCGGTCGACCTGCCGCTTCCGGGTTCGGATGATGGCCTGAGCGACCTCCAGCCGCCGGGCGAAGGCGCGGAGCACGGGGAACTGCACCCCGCGCTTGGGGAGCCATTTGAAGTAGCCCCGGCCGAAGTCCGAGCCCCACGAGGTCGTGCGGGCCTTCCCTTCGGGGGTGGCATCGGGATAGTCGCCTGGGTTCACGAGACGCATGGCCTTAGCGACCATGTCTTCGGCAGACCGCTCGCCCCGCTGCAGGTCGGCGAACTGAGACAGGATGTGCATGGCCGAGGGGGAGACACCCTCTCCCGCGTGGGCACCATAGAGCTTCATCAGCCGGGAATTGGCATCATCCACTTCATCGAGGGGAGCACGGGGATCGTAGGCGGTCGCAGCCTCGGGGCCCAGGTGAGCGAACGGGTTCATCACGGGCTGGAAAACCATTCGGCCGCCGTTCACAGGGTCAAACATTCTCGCCTCCAATGAAGACCCGGTGCGGGGGGCCTTCGTCATTGTAGCCGCCATCCCTGGCCTCCCAGGCGGGACAAGGGGGGTCTTCGGGTTTCACGGTGAACCCCAGCATGCCGCAGAGGGAGACGCCATTCCTGGAGGTCAGGTGGTGGCAGTTCCCGCAGTTTGGAGCCCCGCGCTCGGCCTGGGCTGACCGCATATCCGCGATCATCATGAAAGCCTTGTGGGGCGGGGCCGGGGAGTCGAAGGCATCCAGCCCCTCGCCAGCATCAGCCGAGAAGGGGACGACAGCGGGCGCGGCATCGGCAGCGGACGTGGACGCGGCATCAGCGGCGGGGGAACCAGGGCGGGCCACGGGGAAGCCAGCGTCATCAGCGCCACGAAGCACACCGGAGGCGCCCCAAGCCTTCGCTCCCAGGGTGCAGATGTAGGTGCCGATTGCCCGGTCCATCACGCGGTCATCGTGCCGGAGGGGCATAGCCTCGGCCTTGCCCGCCGGGTTGTAGATGAAGACGAGGGCCTCCTTCCAGAAGTCAGGATCGGGGTCGGCCAGCGCGCCACGGGCCACGACCTCCCGGAGCGTGTCGATCACCAGCGGGCGGGTGGCGACATTCATGGGGAAACCCAGCTTCAGGAAGGACTGCCCGGCGGCATCGTATTCCTGATGGCGGTAGAGGTTGGGATAGGACGCCTCCTCCAGCACGAACAGGACGAGGTGGCCGTGGTTGTTCCGCTCGACCACGATCAAGGCATCGTTGTATTCGTGCCCAAGGGCGGCGCAGCGGCGGGCGAACTCGGCGGGTTCCATCCGGCCGTGGATGGTCGCCACGGTGCGCAGGGTCCGGGCATCCCGGATCGAGGCGGAAGAGTAGTCCGTGCCGCCGATTTCGGCAGCGTGGTCGCCTTCACCCTTGTCGATGCCTTCAGCGGGGTCAGCCGAGAGGACATAGATCCCGGCAGGGTCGGGCGCGGCCCAGATCGAGGTGACATCATCCCGGCGCTCGGGCCCGGGGGCGTTCTTCGCTAGATCCCAGTTCTCCGCCACGAGGCGCGGGGGGAATACAGGGCGGCCGGTGGACAGGAACGCGTCCAGGATGGTCGCTGGATACTCCTGCCGGAACGAGTCAACAGAGCCGGACATTTCCTCGATCTTGGCCCGGCGCCAAGCCAGGGAGCCGAGAGAGACACCGCGCTCCAGCTTGAGCGTCCGCTCATCTGCGTCCAGGGAAGCCTCCAGCGCGGTGGCCTCGGGGGCAGACAGGTCAATGGCGTATTCCGGGTGAGCGAACCAGGGATAGAACACGAGGCGCCAGACACCCGAGCCCTTTAGGGCGCCGTCCACCAGATCCTTGTAGTGGTTGAACCCGTTAGCCGTGGACTCCAGGACGATATTCCCCGAAACGGGGACCGCCTGGAATACACCCCGGACCAGTTCAAGCCAGTTGTCGTAGAACGCGGCCTCGGAGCAATGGAGGTTATGCACAGTGATGCCCCGGAGATCGAAGCCAGCGGCCGTATGCACGATGAAGGACGAAGGGGGCATGCGGACGGGATCGGGCTGGCCGTTCTCGTCCAGAAACTCCAGTTCAAGGTGGAGGGCGGAGGCACGGCGGAGCCGAACGTTCTTCTTGAGGTCATCGGGAAGCGAGTCATAGAAGGCCCGGTAGATGTCGAGCACCTTCTGGGAGACCTTGTCGAGATGGGTGAGCACCAAGCAGTTCCGGCCGGGGTTGAATAGGCCATCGAGGAAGAACAGCGAAGCCAGGAAGGTGGTGAACCCAAGCTGCCGAGGCTTGAGGATGATGTCGCGGACGCCCCGGAAGACATCAACCCCGTGGTGCAGCCGGAACCGCTGCCGGAGCCCCGCGAGGTAGTCCATCTGGATCGGGTTGTAGACGAAGGGAGACAGGCCGGACTCGGGATCCTTTGGCCGGATCCACAGGGCCTGGGCCGCGAAGAAATCGGCCTTGGAGCCGAGGACTCGGGCCCGCTCGACAGGGTCAGCAGGCAGGAGGGCCAGCTTCTCTCGGGCGGCCGCCTTCAGAGCCCGGAGCGAGGGGGAATCGAACTCCGAGGGGTCGAGCGGGTTCATTGCGGGGGAGCCGGGACGATCTGGCCGCCACGGTTCCAGGGGCCATTCCAGGTGTCAATGGCGTTCAGCAGTTCAGGGACGCACCCATTGAACCGGATCGCGCGGTCGTCCACATAGATCTCTGCGGGCAGCTTCTCGCAGGTGATCTCCATACCCGGGAAGCCATTGGACAAGAGCCACTGGCAGATCGCGTCCTTGCCTTCCGGGTAGCGGGCCCGGGAGGAGCAGCAGACGACATCCCAGCCGAGGGACTGCAGGCGGCGGATCGCATCGGCCATGCCCTCCACGGGCGGGTCGGGGATCTCGGTGGCGCCCAGCCAGCCGGAGGTGTAGGAGTGGATCACGCCATCGAAATCGAACGAGATGCGGCGGGCGGAGGGCAGGGTCACGGGGGCTCCTTCGGGAGGAGAGACGGGGGGGGATTACCGCGTGGAGGCGAGCGAAGGGGGAAGCGGGGAGGGGAGGTCGAAGGCGTCCACAGCGGGCACGGCATCGCGGCGCGCCTGGATGAGAACCTGCCAGAGCGAGCCAGTCCCAGGTTCGGCCTTGTCCGTGCCCGCAAGGTTCACCGTCACCCCAAACCTCGCGGCCTCGGAGGGGGTCTCGATCCCCACGGCCCGGGCGGCGGCATCGTAGCCGTTCTTCAGCATCACGGTCGCGCGGACGCCAGTGGCCGAGTCGACCTCCTTGGACTCCAGGATCGCGGCGGCACGAGTCACGGCCCGGGCGGCACCCACGAATGCCTGACGCCGAACCGAGGAGAACAGGTGGCCGAGTTCGCGGTTGATTTCCAGGCCACGGTCGGCCCACCAAGCAGATTCGATGGCCTTCTGGCGGTCGCGCCATTTTCCCTCGGCGGCCTTTTCTCGGATGGTTTGGAGTGGAACCCCGAAGCGAGACGCCAGTTCGATCTGGGTAGGCCATTTCGCCGTGGCACCGTCCGCTGAAATCGTAGGGCTCAAATAGGCGACCTCGATCTCGCCCCAGGGGATACCGCCCCATTCAAACTGGCGGCCAGACGGTGGGGGTGGAAGGGGGTCCGGGAACGGGGGCGCCGTGACCTTCACGGGCGGAGGCGTGACATCCGCTACGGCGGCGGGCTTCTTGGGGCGGGGCTTCCGGGACTTCTCAGCCATGGGTTACTCAGTGCGGTGCCGGACGGCGATTTTGCCCGTGGCGTTCTGCCAGCGCGTGACAATGACATCCACGAACGCAGGGTCCAATTCCATGATGCAAGAGCGGCGGCCTAGCATTTCACAGGTTATCAGGGTGGAGCCGGAGCCGCCAAAGGCGTCCACCACGAGCATGCCGGGGCGGGAGGAATTGAGCATGGGCTTCTTCAGCAGTTCGACAGGCTTCTGGGTCGGGTGGACATAGCCCGTCTCGCGGGACACAGACCAGACGGTGGTCTGGCAGCGGTCGCCTTCCCAGAAAGGGGAATTGCCCTGCTTGAAGGCGTAGAAGACGGTCTCGTGGGCGGGGAGGTAGACCAGGGGCACCTCACCCTCTGCGGCGGCCATGAGCACAGCCTCGTGCTTCCACTTGTATTGCGCGAAGCCGAATGTGGCGGCGTTTTTGACCCAGACGATCTGGGCGCGGACATCCAGGCGGGCGCGGTTCAGGCCCGTCTCGAATTCGCGGTGGAACCGAGAGGGATAGAACACATAGAAGGCGGCCTTCTTGTGGGACACCGAGGCGAGGCACGAGAAGGTGCGGTCGAGGAAGGACTGGAAGGCTTCACCAGTGAGGGCATCGTTCTGGATCGAGGCGCGGCCGTCAGCCTTCAGCCCGGCGGCGGAGGACTCGTAGGACACCCCATAGGGCGGATCAGTGATCACGAGGTCGGCCTTGGCGCCTTCCATGAGCCGGGCCCAGGCAAGCGGGTCGGTCGAGTCGCCACAGAGCAGGCGGTGGTCACCCATGATGATGAGGTCACCCAGGCGGGACACGACCTCAGCGGGCGGGGGAAGGGGCGGGGCGTCCTCGGGATCCTTGCCAGGGAGGATGCCGGAGGTCGGGCCAGGGGCCCCGAACAGATCGCCGAGGGCCTCAGCCGTGAAGCCAGTCGCCTCTATGTCGAAGGCGCCGTTGTCCAGTTCGGCCATGACGGCGCGCAGCCCGGGGACATTCCACTCCGACAGGTCGGTGAGGCGGTTGTCGGCCACGGCGTAGGCAGCGGCCTGCTCGTCCGTGAGGGGGGCCCAGACCACGGGAACCTCGGGGTCCGAGCCCTTGGCGGCCATAGAGAGCAGGGCCAGACGGCGGCCGTGCCCGGCGACCATTTTGTTCGTTCCAGCTTGGAGGAGGAACGGGGCGACGAAGCCGTGCGTTTGGATGGACTTCACCAGCAGGCGAATCTGCTCCGGGGAGTGGTCGCGGGGGTTCTCGTCCCAGGGGATGAGTTCCGAGAGCCGCAGCTTTCCGGCCACTCCACGAGAGAGGAGGTCTTGCAGGTCGGGCTCGGCCATGAGGGCTCCTAGAAGATGGGAGGCAGGAGGGGCTGTGTGGGCTTGGACGGGGCGGGTGATGGCGAAGGAACCGGACGCGAGACTCCGGGGCGCGTGGGGGCCTCCGTGAGCGGGCGCTGGGCGGTTTGGCCGAGCACGAGAGGCGCCGATGACAGGACGAGCCCGCCAGCATCGACCCAGGGAATGCCGTAGTGCTCCAGCGAGGCGAGCCAGCCGCACTCGACACCCTGGTAGGGCTTGAGTTCGAGGACGCGGTAGGCCACACGGGAAGGGAAGCCGAAGGCTACGCGGTCGCCGGGCTGGAAGGGGGCCTCAGAAGACACGGGCGATCCGGCCACGGCGCTGCGCGCCTTCGGGGGAGGGGGAGGAGAAGGACCGAAGGCGGAAGGTCGCAGGGGCCATGGGGATCAGCCCGGCGGCCTCGGCCTCGGTGCAGTAGGTGGCGTAAAGGCCCACGAGGTCAGCCTGGGAGGGACGGGCGGCAGCAGCGGCGATGGAGGCCCGAATGATCGAGTCGGCGATCTGCCAGTTGCGCAGCCGGGAGTGGTGGACCTTCAGCGAGGTCCGGTCGAGGGCGATCTTGTTGGTGGTGCCCATCTGCCCAAGGAGGGCGTGGCAGAGGTCCACGGTGGAGACATCGAGCCCGGTGGCGTTCTTCACAGCCATCTGGACGCGGCGCAGATTGAGCACAGGGGAACCAGACATGGGAGCACCTCTCCCGCCAGGGTATCGAGATGAGAGAGGTCACGCAACAGAGGGCGGATATCAGACTATGCCGCTCGCTATGCGGACCCTATGCGGAACTGTCGCTAGCGTCCACCCGGCGGTCGGCGTCCACGGCGCGCTGCCGGATGCAGAAGTAACCCGGATCAAGGAGTTCATCGACCTCGATGGCGGTGGCGTCGAAAGCCGAGCGCCACTGGGGCGGATCAAGCGGGGGCAGGGAGTGGGCGGGGTCGCCTTCCTCCAGCAGACGGCCCACCATGGCGGCGGCCTGAATCAGTTCCTTTCGGACATCCAAGAGCGGCCCCTTCTTCTCCAAGTGGTCGAGGACGGCCTTCACGACCTCACCAGCCTCTTCAGAGAAGGCGGAGAGCAGCAGAGCTGGATCTGGGTGCAGGCCCCGGGCCCGGTCCATTTCCGCTTTCACTTCGATCATCCAGAGGGGGAGACAGGTCATGGGCGGGCTCCAAACTTCACGCGGTCGAGCATGGCACGAAGGCCAGGGGCCCCAACCTGCAGAGAGCAGGCGAGGTCCACAGAGCCGAGTTCATACAGGGATCCATCGGCGCGCTTCCCGTAGGCCACGGCGCGCAGGCCCGTGGGGTCCAACCCAAGGTCTTCTTCGGCGGCCTCGGCGCGCAGGGCATCGGTCAGGCGTTCGGAGAAGGGATGGTAGGGAGTCATGAGGTCACCCCGAACCCCACGAGGCGCTCATACGATGGCAGCATCCCCACATTGGGGAGCCCGGGGCGCTGGGCGGCGTGGGCCAAATAGGTGGGAAAGCCAGATGGAATGCCGAACCCGTCAGGAAGGTGCCAATGTGAAACCACCGAGCAGGGGCGTCCGTTGGCATCAGGGATATCGGAGGGTTCAACTAGACCAACATAGAGACCGGGACCAAAGGATGCGGGGGCAATCCCCACCACCCCGGTGCGCAGGGCGCGCTGGACGCGGGCGTAGAGGTCGGAGGGCATCATGAGCAGACCTCCCAGCCGAAGATGGCCTCGATTTCGGCGATGACCTGGGCCAGCGGGCGCTCGGGGTCGTTGGGCTGGAAGGTGATCCCATCACCATCGGGGAAGCACGAGGCCCAGTAGCCAGCCAAGCGGAAGGTATCCAGGCAGCCAGCGGGCCCAGCGAGCACCGGGTGGTGCGGGGGGAACGAGCCAGCCCGCATCGGGAAGCGGGGCGGGATCGGGCGGGGATCGTTGTATTGCCGGGCCCAGAGGATGTTCCAGTAGGACTTTCCGCGCTCGCCTTCGAGCACGACCACACGGAAGGGCGGCGTGGTGGTTTCAGACATGGTCGGACTCCGTTCGGGGCTTGGGCGGGCAGTGCTTGGTGATTTCGGCGCGCAATTCGGGATCCTGGACCCAGTTCCGAGCCCGGTCGATGAGCGAGCCCAGTAGGCGAACATCCTCGGCGAGCTTGCGGGCCTCGGCGCGCTCGTGTTCCAGCATGACCCGGAAATGGTCGGAGTCCAGCCGGGCCAGCCGCAGGGACTCCTTGGCCTTTTCGCCAGCGATGATCGCCACCCGCAGTTCATGCCGGAGGATCTCCAGGCCATCGGGGGTGATGTTGGCAAGGGCGGGGCGCTGCTCCAACGAGACGGGGATGGGCACCCAGGCTTGGAATGAACGGCGGGCTGCCTGGGCCAGATCGCGCAGCAGCACCGGGCAGGACTCGGACTCGATGGTGGAGTCGAGCACACCAGCACAGACGACAAGGTGGCTCAAGAGTTCCATGGCGGCGCGGGCGTCCTCCACGAATTCATCCCCAAAATTCTCGATCTGGGCCAGAGGAAGGGTGCCCAAGGGCCAGAGATCCCAGGTGCGGGGGTCGGTTTTCAGCCAGCGGGCGGGAGGGTTTGGCATGTGTGCTCCTTGCGGGATTAGAAGAACCTGCCACCAGTGGCGGCGGTTTCGTGAGTGGCGGCTTGGATGCGGAGGCACGGCCACGCGACATCTAGGTCGCGCTCGTGGACGGTCGCGCCGTCCCGGTTCTTCGGCAGCGTGAGGCAGAGGGCGTTGTCCTTGTTCCGGTAGAGCATCGGAACCCCGGAGGCGTCCTGCTCAAGCTGGGAGGTCTCCTTCAGATCCGAGAGCCCCGGGCGGCCTTCCCCCCCACGGTTCAACTGGGAGAGGAGGAGGATGTGGATGTTGAGGTCTTGGGCGCAGCGCTTCAGGGCCATTGAGTTAGCCCCGTAGGCGGAGGCCAACGAGTCGCCCTTCTCGCGCGACAGCCCGATGTATTGGAAATAGTCCACCACCGCCAGCCGGATCCCCTTGGAATGCACCGCCTCGGCGATGTAGGCGATCAGCTTCCCGATGGGGATCCCGGAGGAGTGGTGCCACGAGTGGGCCTTCCCCATGGACGGCAGGCGCTCCCGGAGGGCGGCCATTACCGGGCCAGGATCGTAGTGGCCCTTCAGCATATCCCTGTAGGAGAACACGCGGCCCGCAGCAGGGTCCGATAGCCACCACGCTGCGTCCCGGGCGTTGATCTCTGGGGCGTCCATTTCCAGCGAGAAGAACCCGGCCTCGATCCCCTGGATCGCCGTGAGGTTCCGAGCCTGCAGGGCCAGCCCGGTCTTGCCGCCACCTGGGCGACCACCGAGCACGGTGACATTCCCCGGGGTGCAGAGCAGCAGGTCATCCAACCAGTCTATGCCGAAGAAGCACAGCTTGTCGGCCGAGAAGCCGGTGCGGAATCCCAGGCCCTGGGCCAGCGTGTCCACCATCTGGTCCGAACTCCAGAATCGAGAGACGGTGGAGCCGATGCCCTTGGACACCGACAGGAAGGCGGCATTCGCTCGGTTCGTGACCTCCTCGGCGGGGAGAGAGTAGTCGGTCGCGGCCATGGCGACCTGCTGGGCGGCGTTCACCGCGAGGCGGCGTCCAGCAAACTCGATGACCCGGGCGGCCAGAGAAGCGGGGGAGTAGTCGGCGCCGGACTGCAGTAGCTCAAAGACGCCAGCCTGCTGGTCGGGATTCGGGCGGCCGGAATAGACCACCCAAGCCAGGGCCAGTTCAGTGGGCTCCTTCGCGTCCGTCACCAGGGTGCGCATGCCAGCCCACAAGCGGCGGTGTTCGCTGATGAAGAACGCCTCGGGCGGGACATCCCAGAGCACCTGACGGGCCTCGGAGTCCCCGAGGGTCAAGCCGGACCAGACAGATCCGAGGAGATGCCGCTCGGCATCGGAGTCGATAGGGAGAGAGGGCTCTTGCATGGCGGACCTTCGCGGGGGTGGTGAATTTAACAGGTGGTCACGGCTTCTTCAACCCAGGCCAGGGGATTGTCCTGGGTGAGCCGAGAGACGAACGATGCGCCGTAAAGGGCCACGAGGTCGGCCTCGGGGACATTGGACGTCCAGAGGGTCGGCAAGCACTCGCGATTTCTCCGGGAGATGATGGAGTCGAGCAGGGACACAGCCCAGTCGTCCGAGTAGGCGCCCTTCACCCGCTCGCGGCCCAGGTCATCCAGCACCAGGAGGGAGACTGTGGCGAGACGGTCGCACCGGGTGCTGGCTTCGGGCGCGTTGGCGGTGAGCCAGATCGCCTCCTCGGGCCAGCAGCACCATTCAAAACCACGCATACGCGAGGGCAGGGCGGTAGGAGGTTTGGTCTGCTCTGCGAACGCTGTGAGGGCGCCACGGAGGATGGCGGCAAGGGCCATGGTCTTTCCAGAACCCACCCCGCCACCGAGGCCGAACCCAAACACAGGTATGGCCCCGGAGAACAAGGCCCCCACAGCCTGGGAAGGGAGCGCCGCCTGTATGGGCCCGGGGACCAGCGCGAGGGTGGCTCGCCGCTCACGGCGCCGGAGTCCGATGAGGGTCAACTGCTCCTCGACCCACTCAGCCACCGTAGGCCGAGAGGAGGTGGGGATTGCCCGAGGGAGCGGCGGCAGCCCCGTCAGCGCTTCGGAGGTTGGTTCGGGGGTCATAGGCGGCATCGGCGGCGGCCCGGTGGGCGGGGGATTTTGAGGCACGGCTGGCTCCAGGGGTGAGAGGGACAAGGTAACCTTCTTCAGCAAACCACTTCAGCATCGAGGGGAGGAATCGGTGATCGGAAACCTGGGCCACGAGGGCGACAGCCCGTTCGTGGATGGACTCGATAGTCACGCCGGGCTGGCCCAGGGCTTGGACATAGAGTCGCGCGGTGGTCTTGGGCGCGCGGTTCTTCTCTTGGCCGAACAAGGCATGCAGGGCCCAGAATCCAAGCCAGCGCCGAGAGGGCGCATCCTTGGAGCCATGAAGGATGGTCTCCAAGGTTTCAACAGGCTCGGGAGAAGGAGCCTCCTTCTTGGGCTTCTTCCGGGAGACACGTGCCGGAGGAGACGTAGTCTCCGTAGGCACGGTCAGTTGGTCTTTTGCTTTTGCTTCTGCTTTTGCTTCTGCTTCTGCTTTTGCTTCTGCTTCTGCTTCTGCTTCTGCTTCTGCTTCTGCTATGGCGTTACCTGGCGTTACATGCGTTACATGCGTTACATGCCTTACATTTTGCCTCTCGCGGAACCGCCGGACGCGCTCGGCGGTGGCAATTCGGGTCTCTTCGTCATCTCGGATCTTTCGGTATTTCATGTAATTAAGAAGGATCCAGCCGCCATCCGTCTCGAGAATGCGGCGGCCATCAAAGTCCTTGGTCCGGGAGTAGGGGTCCGGGCCAAGGAACTTCTGGATGGCTGCTTCGCACTCGGGGATGGTGACCCGGGCGGCGTCCGCAAGCCCTGGCAGGGATGAGCGGACCACCCCGTGGCGGTCGGCCTTGGCGAGCATCGTGACCCAGACGATCTTGGTGGCGTGGTCCTCGCGCCAGATCGTGGAGTCGATGATGTCCGAAAAGAGCTTTGTGAACCCAGCCATGCTAGACCTCCTGTAACGATTTTACCGTTACGGCAACGGTAGCTAACGGCAGCCGGAAGTCAAGGGAGGAATTCAACCCTTCGCCCTTGGGGCCGCCATGGTGCCGAACCCCAGCACGAGCACGGAACACACCAGGAGGGGGTCGAGGAGGTCGGGCAGTCTGAACCCGTGCACCCGGCAGAGCCCCGCCAATGTGAGAACCTCGTCCCGCCTCCAGGGCTGGGTGCCGTTTATCTTGGCCGAGAGGGAGGTCTTGGACTTCAGCCCAAGATGGGCACGGAGGATGGAGGAACCCCCGCAGGACTCAGCGAGGGATATCCAGGGCTGGGGCCAGAGGGGCGGTCTGCCTGGGGGATGAGTGAAGGCTTGGGCTTCGTCCAAGGGATCAGAGGGGAGGTCGGGGTCGAAGGGCTTCAAGGGAACCTCAGAATTCAGGATAGGGGGTGAAGATGCATCGGCATCGGCAGCAAATCTCTACCGAGTAGCCTGGGGAAGATCGGGATGGACAGGGACGCCAGTCGTGCTCATCGAATCCGCGCGGAGTGCAGCGTAGATGTTTTTTCACGAACCGGGCCCGCCACTTCTTCAGGCGCCGGGAGGTGACCTTCTTAACAGGGCGGCCGAACCAGTCGAGCAGGGCCTCGTCCGAGGGGAGGCAGCGGCGCTGCCAGGGACTCAGAATCATAGGCCCAGCCAAGAGCGGAGGCAGCGGAAGAACTCGGCGGCGTCCATGTAGAGGATCCGGGGGAGGAGGCGGGGACGGCGGCGTTCCATGTAGTCCTTGTAGGTGCCGTGCGGGCATGAGAGAGGGGACGGGATGGGGTTTCCCAGTTTTGCGCACTCGGGGCAGTAGCGCGGCTGAGTGGCGGAGGGGAAGCGGCGGTGGTTCATCGGGCCCCCAGGACAAGAACGGTGGACTCCACGGCATCGGGGAGCAAGGCGGCGATGGTAGCCAGCCCCGCGATCCCGAGGCAGATCAAAACGATGGACCAGAACTGCTGGCGGCGGCGTCCGTTAGCCAACGGGCACCTCCTCCCCGTTCACCGGGACCGAGACGGCCGAGGCGACCATGGCGGCGGCCACCCGGGACTTCAGACCCTCCAGGGCCCGGAGCCCGGTGGCGTCCAACACGGGGGAGACCTCCTGGATGTGCTGGCCGAGGATGCGGTGGATGCAGGAGAGGTCGGCGGAATCGAGGGCGCCGTGGGTCAGGATATCGACCTTCGCCTCGATCCGGCCCAGGGCAGCCTGCATCCAGGCGAAGGAGGCCCCGGTGGGGTCATTGGGCGAGAAGGGTGCGGGAGCGGTATCGGGCTCCGCCAGGGCCAGGGCCACGCCGCGATGGTCCGCCCTGGCGTAGATGCCCTTCCGGGGGCGAGTCAGGAATCCATCGGCGGTCAGGGCCATGCAGACACTGTTCAGGACCGAGGCGGAGGAAGCTATCCTCGCGGAGATGGCCCGGTCGCAGATTTCACAGAACGGAATCTCGACACCAGGGACCGTGAAGATGGACTCCAGGAAGGCGCGAGCGGTCGTGCGGGCGTTGGTGTGGCGGCGGTTTGTTGCGGGCATTGCGTGGCTCCTAAAGGGGGGGATTGAGAGTGGTGAGAGAGCGGCACCGGGTGGACTCCTCGGGGATCAGGGCGACCGCGCTCAGGGTCTGGTGGGCGCGGTCAAGGGCATCCAGCCACGCGGGTGTTCCGGGTGTGGCCTGGATGAGCCCGGTCAGAGCATCCCAGAGCATCTGCTCAGGGATGGTGAAGGCGTGGAGGGCTTTCGGCTGGGTGCGGGTCATGGGGGGATCAGATGGTCGAAGGTTGGGGAACGGTGGCAGCGGCGCGTGCGGTGGCAAGGTTGCGAAGTTCGGCGCCATCCAGGGGGCAGCCCGTGGTGCGGGTGGGCATCCCCAGGTCGATCCAGAGCAGGACATCGGCGAGGGTGGGGGTGGAGTAGGGTGACCAGTCCATGAAGCAGGGGACACCAGCGGGGGTGACGACCGTGTGCCACAGCTTGCAGCAGTCGCCATCGTAGTCCTGGTCCACCAGGAACACGAATTCGCGGCCCTGGTGGGTGAACCTCTGGAAGTCCTTCATGCGGGGGGAGAGGGAGTTGGTCAAGGGAAGCCTCAGAAGATGGGGAGCAGGGTGATGGGGTCGATAGGGAAGAAGTCCGCAGCCCAGAGGGGATCCACGCCAGCAGGGGCGGGGACTTCGCGGACGATGATGTGCCACATGGCGTGGCAGGAGCGGCAGTCGCGGCGCTCCTCCTTGGAGGCGGGCACCTCGGGATTCCAGGAGAATCGGGTGGGCTTCACGAGGCACAGCTTCTGACCGCACTCGGGGCAGAAGACCGCGAGCAGGGTGGCCTGCTCGACTGTGGCGGAGGTGCGGTGGCCGCTCACAAGGTCACCACGCCGAGGGCGCGAATGGCCTTGAGGGAGGCGGCGAGGTCGCGCTTGCCGCAGCGGGCGAGGTCGATGACCCACTGGGTCGGCGCGGAGCTGCCAGCCGGGAGATTCACGACCTGCCCGTCGAGGAGAAGCACTTCCTCGTTGGAGGGGAGGCGGACAGCCTGCAGGTTGACGGTTTCCAGCCATGCGATGAGGGTGCCGATCACGGGCGTGAGGTGCGCGGGATAGGGGCGGACGATGGAGGTGGCGGTCATGGCGGGGCCTTTGCGGAGGAGGCGGGGGGGATTCCCCGACACGCCAAGGTTAGGCCAACCGTTAGCCTAATGCAAGGGGGTCCGCTTAACTTTCTTTAAGTATTTTTCAACCACGGACGCTGGCCTTATGGTCAGCCAGCGCGGGGGCCAGGATTTCCAAAGCATCCTCCACGCTCCAGGCCACACCGACCAGGGCCCCGCGAGCCGCCATCCGGTCCAAGAAGAAAAGCTGCTCCCGGGTGGGGACTCCAGCCCGGGTGATGATCGTCCCTTTCACGGGGTCCAGCTTCGCGGGCGCCTTGACCTCGATGTAGAAGGCCCGGCCGGAGGGGGCAAGGCAGCCGCAGAGGTCAGACCAGCCAACCGGGGCGGCGCTGACATCCTTTAGGGCGTTCATGATCGCCATCGCCACAGGCTCCGGGAGCCTCAGCTTTTTCATCGCACCCCAGACCTTGCCACGGATCGCAGAGAATCCAGCGTCCACCACGGCGGCGTCAACATGCAGGTAGGACAGGGCGCTCCGAATGTCGGCCTGCACCCGCTCCTCGGGAACACCGCCGAACAAATAGGCCCGCTTGTAGCGGGCCGGGTTGAACTTCCAGAGATACGAGCGGTTGGTATTAGCGGGGCTGGGTGAGGGTTCCAATCGCATAGATCCACCTCGAGCGGGGCTCGTAGCCCACGACCTCCAGGGTGACTGGCTGGAACCCATCCTGCAAGGCACCCATACGACGGGAAAGGACAGGGCTTAGCTCCACGTCCACGCGGATCAGATTGATCCGGTTGTCCAGAACGATCCCGCGTGTCACGCGACCGCCAAGGCGGATATCGACGAGCGTCCCAAGCGGTAAATTCCGGGCGGCCACCACAGGGAGCACTGTGGAATAGCGGATCAATGACGACATCATGTCACCGTCGAACATGCTGTCCCGCACCCCAGCGAGGCAGGCGACGGGAGGAGAAAGGGCGCGGGGCGGCACAAAGAAGGTGGGCTGGCAGAGCGCGCAGACAACCAAGGCTAGGGCTCTGTGGAGCATGCGGGATCCGACGCGACGGGGCGCTCAACTAGGAAGGCGGGTGGGGTCAGATGCGAGGAGCGGCCCAGCGCTACCCGGACGAGATAGCGGTCGAGCGTTGAGACGCTGCGCAGCCTGCTGGTGAAGGCGAGATTGGGCGCCACATCGAGGAGGGGAGTGCCGCCAGGGACGTAGGCGACGACGACACCAGTGCGACGGGAAGCCCCGAAAGATGAGTGCCACTCCCAGGAGACAACGGTGCCCGGGAGTAGGGGGGCCACGAGGCGGGAGGCGGAGGCGACGGCTGGATGCGGGATGATGGTGGCACGCGCGGCCACGGCCCCGGCAAGGGCTGTGCGCAGGGATGCGATCAGGTGCATGCCGCCAGGCTTCCCGAGCACCACGCGGTCGCCATGGAAGCAGCGGAGCCGGATCCCGTCCTGCAGCAACCGGGTCTGGTGCGAGTCGAGCACCGAGTCGATGGGGACGCCCACCGGGCAGAAGGCGATGACCTGGAAGACCTCTGGTCGGGAGCCGATGTGGGGCCGGAACTCCACCCAGCTTCCAGGTGGAGGCAATTCACGCTCCAAGGGGGGGCGTGTTAGGCGTGGGAGCCCGGCCGGGCCCCGCACAAGGCGGAGGCTGCTGCGGGTCAAAACCTCGCGCTGTGCGGCCTTCCAGAGCGCCTGTGCGGCAGATGCTTGCTTGGGGGACACGGGGACCAGGATGCCAGCGGCGCGCGCGGCGGAGATGAGGAGGGCCCGGCGGTCAGACTTGGATGCCGAGAGCACGGAACGCCTCACGGTCGGACTGCGAGAAGCTGGGGAGAACTTCGGGCGGCTCTGGCGCGCTGTCGGGCTCCGGGAACGCGCGGTCGTCAGCGGTGACCGAGCCAGAGCGGAGGATCTTCAGAGCCTGGGCCAGCCCCTGCTTGCCCACAAGGAACAGGGCCTCCTCGGGGGCTGGGTTGCCATAGAGCGTAGCCGCATCAATGACGCACTTCGTGTTGACCACAAACCCCAGGGCGGGAATCGCAAGGTCGAAGTTCACAAGTAGAAGGCTGGCGTCCCGCCGGGTGATAGTCGCCGACAAGGTGCAGGGAATGTGGCGGTTGATGGAGTGCATGGGGGGCCTCATGGCAGGGACGGGGGCCAGGGCATGCGGGACAGCCCAAGATAGCACCCGAGGAGTTGGCGGGGCGAGAACAACGGAGCATCCAGGTCGTCAGCAGCGAGGGCGGCCTGGGCCAATTCAACGATGGCGAGCGGGGTGTAGGCGAAGGGGAGCGAGACCTCGTGGGGCATGGACTCGATGACGGCCACGGTCGGAACCATCGGGGAGCCCGCGATCTGGTAGCAGGGGAGCGTCCCGGCCTTCACCCGGAGGTTCACCGCAGAGTCGGTGATCCCGAGAACACGAGACGCCTGGGCCTGGGTGAGGTGGGAGGGCAAAGGCCCA